TGCTGGCGACTTAACCATTGGTGACGATGACATAGGAATTAGATTTGATACTGGGTCTGGTTTAGTTCCTTGGGATTTAGGTGCTACTTCTACGGGTGGTTCAGCAAGAGATGCAGCTATTGATATAGGTGCTGCATCTGCCCGCTTCAAAGACCTGTACCTGTCTGGCGTAGCAAGAGTAGAGGAAGCTCGCATTGGTCCCAGTAGCCTTCAGACAGCAACTATAACAGGTCTTAAAGCCAATGCTAACAAATGTATTACTGGCGATCCAGAAGGCGGTGAGTTTGTTGCATATAGAGTTGATAATGCTATAGCATTTGGTGATTTTATAGGGGCGTATCTTTTCGGAAATGATGACAATACCTCTACTGAAGATCACTTCTGCGGGATGTGGGCAAAAGGTGCCGCCACTAGCGGTTCAATGGACATGTTTTTTGCTGCGGGAAACACAGGTTACGAAACAGATACCCCTCAAATGACGCTAAAAGCTAGCGGTTTCTTAGGGGTGGGAACTAATGTCCCTGCATCAAATTTACATGTTCAGGCCAGAACCAGTACCGAAAATTGTGGGCTTAGGGTAATTTCAGGAACTTCTAATGTTTCTTATATTAACCTCGGTGATACAGCCGATAATAATATCTGTTCTATTGAGCATGATAACTCAACTAATCAACTGAAGATTTACACCAACAATGGTGTTGCTATGGCGATTGACATAAGCAAACGGGTGTCGGTAAATTCCACTAGTTCTACAACCGAAGGTTACGTTCACAGAATGTATCTTAATGAACAGGGAACAGGCGCCACTAGCGCAGCTTTGGGATGCAGGATTGGATCAACTGCAACCAGACGCCAAATAAACTTTATAAACCCGAATGGTATTGTTGGCCGAATACAAACCAGTGGCACCGCTACTGCCTACGTCACATCTTCTGACTATCGTCTAAAAGAAAATGTAGTCGATATTACAGATGGGATTGAACGGGTAAAGCAGCTTTCACCAAAGCGATTTAATTTTATTGCGGATGCTGATTTGACTGTTGACGGCTTCATTGCTCACGAAACTCAGACGGTTGTACCTGAAGCCATCGATGGGGTGAAGGATGAAACACATGCTGTTGGTAACTTGATCGATGCAGCGGGTGGAATTGTTGAAACAGGTATTGCTGAGCCTGAAGATTTACAAGAAGGTCACACTTGGACTGCGACAGGAAGTGAACCTGTTTACCAAGGCATTGACCAAAGCAAAATCGTTCCCGTTTTAACGGCGGCACTAAAAGAAGCTATCGCTAAGATAGAGGCTCTTGAAACACGACTAACAGCATTAGAAGGATAAAATCATGGCTATCACCTACACTTGGACTATTCCAGCATTGGAGCACGAAATCGCTGACGGAGGCGTTTATGTAGCTCATTGGCGCTGCTCAGGCGTTGATGAAGATGGCAATACAGCATCTAGCTATGGCGCTTGTGGCTTTACCTACGATGCCTCTGCTGCTGATTTCACGCCGTATGACGATATTACTGAGGCTCAAGCGCAAGGCTGGGTCTGGGGTCATGTATCCCAAGAGGATACTGAAGCTGCTATTGCTACCAAGATTGATGCGATAGCTAATCCAACGTCTGCCTCTGGAACACCGTGGGCAGCATAACCTAGAAAGGAGGTCAACATGGCTGAAGACAAAAAGGTCATTACGATTGATGATGTAGAATACACTGAAGATCAACTGAGCGACGATGCTAAAATTTGCATTAATCACGTTCAATCATTGGATCAGAAGATAAGTTCTGCTAGATTTAACTTAACGCAACTAGAGGTGGGCAGAGGTGCATTTATGTCAGCGCTGAAAACTCATCTGGATAAAGAGGCAGAATAATGTTTGAGAGGCTCGCAGTTATATTGGCAGTGTTTTTGCAGGCTGCGGGCCTAGTCTGGTATGTTTCAACGCTGCATAATAATGTTGAACTGAATATGCGTGAGATAGCTCGCCATGAAGTGCGCATAGCAAAGCTGGAAGAAACATCCCAGCAGCAGGCGCTAACTATGGCGCGGATTGACGAAAATATAAAGTCAATCAGATCCACCCTAGAACAGATGGCAGCAAAGTGATCTGCGCGCTGGCCGGTATAGCGGTTGGCGTTATCGTAGAGGGTCATGTGTTGTACAACGCTTGTATATACAGATGCCCAACCGGATTTTATTATCACTACCCATATGTTATAAGAATACCATATAACTTTAAGTGTCCACCAGCCGCAAAGGTGGGCAAAGGTGCCTGATGATAGATCCAGCGACAGCTATTATGGCGGCGGGTGCCGCATTTAACGCAATCAAGAAGGGTTGCCAGATCGGGCGTGATCTGGAGGGTATGGCTGGTGATCTAGGGCGTTGGTCAAAAGCTATCTCCGACTTTGACTTTGCAGCCAAGCGCGTGGAAAACCCTAAGTGGTATCAGAATTTTGGTAGCGTAGAGCAGCAGGCAATGGATCTGTTCGTGCAGAAGAAGCAGCGCGAGAATATGCGTGATGATCTTCGCAAAATGATTAGTGAAACACTTGGCCCATCAGCTTGGCAAGAGCTTATCAAGATGGAAAATGAGATACGACAGAAGCAGAAGGATGCGCAGTACAAGCGAATTGAGCGCAAGGAGACGATCATTGCTTGGTGCGCTGGTCTGGTTTTATTCCTGATTTGCGTTGGGGCTTTATTTGGCTTTGTCTGGGTGGCGGTGAAACGCTGATGGCTGACGGTGTAAGCGGCATAGGATCGGCACCGTTTAACGTTCAGTCGGACATACACCAGCAAACGCAGACTCGTGAGCGCGTAGAGGCGCATCTGGTGGAGCAAAGGGTAGCAAAGAAGCATAGGGCTAACCACACGCATCTGGAGGCGCTAAGGGAGCAGAAGTTGGACTTAGGCAAGGCTTATGATAGGTTTGGCGCTAAGACCACTGCTGACAGGCCGCAAGGCACAAACATTAACATAGAGGTTTAACATGGCTAATACCTTTGAGAAGATCCTGAAGTACAAGCTTATGCCGCGTCTGATGATGCTGGTAATGACGGTGATGTATATACGCTGTATAGAATGGGCGCTTCAGCAGCCTGATCTTAGTACGCAGCAGAGTGCGCTTATTAGTGTTGTTAGTGGCGCTATGACTGGCGCATTTGCAGTGTGGCTGGGGTCTGAGAAATGATGCAGTTTATAGCGCCAGTGGCAAATCTGGCTGGATCATGGCTGCAAGGCAAGGCTGACAAAAATGCAGCAGAGGCCAAGCTAAAGCTAACTGAGGCAGAGGCCAAAGCTAAAATCATGCTGTCTGAGAAGACCAGCGTTGCCGATTGGGAGCGCATCATGGCAGAGGGCTCGCAGAACAGCTTTAAAGATGAATGGCTTGTGGCTTTGTTTTCTGTGCCACTTGTGCTTTCATTTTGTGGTGAATGGGGTAGAAAATCTGTGCAGGAAGGATTTACCGCCCTGGAAGCAATGCCTGATTGGTATCAATATACTTTAGGTGTTATAGTTGCAGCAAGCTTTGGTGTAAGATCTGCAACAAAGTTCTTTAGGGGAAGCAAATGACGTTTAAACTATCTCAGCGCAGCCTTGATCGGTTGGAAGGCGTTGATACGCGAATGGTTGCTGTCGTTAAGATGGCTATTAATTTAACTAAAACTGACTTTGGTGTCGTCCAGGGTATGCGCACTGTAGAAATGCAAAAAGCATTAGTTGCAAAAGGTGCTAGTCAAACTATGAAGAGCAAACACCTGGATGGCCTTGCAGTCGATATAATGGCTTATATCTCAGGCAGAGGATCATGGGAGTTAAATCTTTATGATGATCTTGCTGATGCAATGGCAGAGGCAGCTAATTCACTTGGTATTAAAGTGCGTTGGGGTGCGGCATGGCAGATTGATTGTATTGGTACATGGAAGGGCCAAGGCAGATCTATGGAAGATGCCATGAACGAATATGTGGATTTGCGAAGAAGTCAGGGTAGAAGGCCATTTATCGATGGCCCTCATTTTGAATTGATGGTTTAGGAAATCATCCTATTGATACTGCTTTCCATTGCATCTTGAGTAAACTTAACAGGCTTTATTCGAACAGTCTTGCCTGTTGGCTGGTTGCGCAGAATAAAGAGACGCAAGTCTAAAGCTACATATGCAAATATTTGCGCATCACCACTTACCCGTGTAAATGCATAGCACAATGGGCGTCCACGATCTTGACTAGGTTTCATTGTGGTTTTAACTTGAAGGGTCAATAATTTACCAAGGGCAGACTTAACCCACAGGTCGTCACCTTTTAAATCTACTCTATGGCAGCGTATTCCACGCTGTTCCAATTCGGCTGCCACGAGAAACTCGCCAGCACGTCCGATGTCATTGCTGTTGGCCACAATGTTAAATACCGCAAAACCAATAACTTAGTAGGCGGTATTTTTATAATATTTGTATTTTAAATAAACTCGCCTTTAAGCCTTAAGCGATACAAAGATTGACCTTCAATCTTGCCAGTGCGTATAATAGTCTTACGCTCTCTCATAGATTTTACGCCAACATCTATATGACAAACATCTTGCTTAATCATGCTACATAAGTCGCCAATCGATAATTCGCCATGTTTCTCGAGGCATTCTGCTATTGCTTTTCTAAGATGCTCCATTGGCCAAGGCTTATGCATGTAAGCATGCATATCATCACGACCAATCATGCGGCGATGCATGCGTGCGTTTTCTATAGCTGCCATTTCTTTCATGCGATCAAGAGGCGTTATTTGCTCAACCATTGTGCATCCTCCTTTGCAGCATCTTACATAATGACATGATTTCCTCAGCGCGTTGCTTCATTGTATTACGCTCTGGTTTACGCGCGGCATCCATCCTTATTATATCAGCCTTTCTATTTATAGATCTAATAATCATAAGCGGTGTCGGCTGATCTGGCGTTGTATCATCTTCATCAATATCAGACCCAACTGTTGAGCAGTTTTCTATCTTAGATAAATCCCATTTAGCCATTAGTCTTTTCCTTTTCCTTTATTACCGCGCCAGTGTTCCATCTTTGCGCTTCTTGTTCAGCGTTTTCCCTGTTTGAGAAATACAGCACGTCATCATTATTGGTGAATGGGTTTTTATCTCTGACAAGCATATATTCGCCCCTTTCAATCTCAATTTGCACTGCATATTTCCACATCATCCACTACTCTCCTGTATTGGTCGCTGTTTAGGTTTTATGTCAGGGTAAGGGCGGCGATATTCTGCTTCGCCACCCATCTCTACGCATTGCGGCTCAAAGATCCGCGCTAAATCGTAGTATTCTGCAAACTCCTTGCATTCATCTGGTGATGAAAAAATAACGAATGCCATGAAGACTGGTTCAACTAATGTCATTAGTCTTCCTCCACACGCCAATCATAATCATCTTCATCTGAGCAATATTCACATGGTTCCGTCCAGGATGTCCAAGACGTATTTTCACTAGATTGATTAAAACTAGTGCGCTCAACAAGGCCTGTTCCATCACATGATTTACAATTGCTCATTGGTATACGCCTATATCAATAGACCATAGCGCCATAGATACTCGGTCCTGATCTGCTTTTTGTCGCACTTCTGCTTTGCAAATTTTACCCTGACTATGCATATGCTCTAGCAGATTACTTAATTTGCGGCTTTCCATATTAACTGCCTCGCTAATATCTCCAGTCTCACAATATGTTATTTCTGCACTTTGCAAAAATGCAACAACTTCATCGCTAATATCCTGCCATGTTCGTTCATTGTTGCTTGTGTTTTTTAATTGGTGAGCCTGTTTTAATGCATGCGGCTCTAAAATATTAATTGCATGAGAAGTTTTTCGCACATAAACTGCTACCCATGGCGTTCGCTCTCTTTGAAGCTCAACAGTATTAGGTACAACAATGCCATCGCACAAGTGATCTATGTCAGCATTCGCTTGCTCTAATAATCTTGGTGATATATGTATGCTCTCACCATTATCAGTTCTGACACCAAAAGCAGTTCCGCTTTCAGTAATGTGAGTGATAACAAATTCAGTTGAAGTTGTTTTATCCATTTCGATTTCCTTTTTTATATGATTTATATTCATGGGGTCAGCTTCGGCTGGCCTCACGAAACCATTTCTCTTTGTGCCTAGACAATACTCTTTGCACAGAATTTTTAGTCATGCCTTTGAAGGCCATTGTTTTAAATATAGTTTCGCGCTCCTTTCCCTGTTTTGCCATTTCAATTATTTGCCTAGTTTCAGGCTTCATATCACGGCCGCCTGCAAGATAATCCATTGACATATTTTGCTTCAAAAACTGCAATTTACCATCGCGTTGCATGGCTCTTTTACGTTCTTCCTTTGCTAATTGCATCCAGGCAATAGCATATTGTTCTTCAGTCATTGAAATACTCCAACAAAGAATAAGCAAAGAAAGAAGATGCCAAATAATGACAGAGCTCCTATAATATCGCCTACAATGCCTAAATTCTCTTCAAAGTCGCGCATTAGATCACGCAATTTTTGCACTTGTTTCATATTTTTTTCCATTTAACTAGAGTACTATTGCTAAATTTTACATCTTCGATAATCCAACCAGTTGGAGCATGTTCATTTGGCTCAACTTGTCTCGCGGCAGAAAATTTAGTGACATCTCTGCCGACTTTAGGTTCTGTGCAAACTACATAGTTAGCTTTGTTAATCCTAAATTCATCTGTGATTTCAAGCATGTCAACAGATAGTGGCCATAAATATTCAGACATTAGTTGCTCCCTAAATTATCTGCAAAATACCAACCATTTCCATTGCACCAACTGCCAATGTGGCCATTTTCATTGTAGTACAAATGAATAATAGTGTTTTCGTTTGTTTCAAAATTGAATTCACTGTGTTTGTCGTAATCCATGACTTGTTCATTGTTCAAGCCAAACAGAGTGTTTTCAAAATCAGTTTTCTTAATTTTACCTAATTGTGTCGCTTCCATTTTATATCTCCATCCACTTTTGCACAAAATATTCTACAGATTGAAGTTGCTCATCTGTAAGATCAATTTCCATTGCTTCTTCTGGATACAAATTAATATCAAGACCTTGATTATTAAGAAATTCTACCCAAGACTCGAAAAGTGTTTCTGAATCGTTCATGATGAATATTCCTTTATTTGGCCTTTATCATTTGACGCAATATATTCCTCACCAAACATAAAAGCGAAGACTTGCTTCTTAGCTTCATCATTACATGATGAGATTAATTTATTATCAACGATTGCGATAATTTGCTTTTCTGTAAGTTTCATTTGTTTATCTCCTCTTTATAAATACTTTATATCATAAGTATAAAAACATTGCAAACAAAAAAAGCATTTGCACTTCATATTTTATTTGGTAATCGTCAAGCTATCATAACAAAAGGAGCACGTATGATTTACCTATTACGGAAAATGCATGAGCAGTTTGGCATATCGCATACTGACTTGCCAGAATTTAGTGATGCAGAGCGAAGATTTCGTATAGCAGCTATGCTAGAAGAGCTTAGCGAATTTACATCAGCGCAAACAAGAGAAGATGAACTTGATGCGCTTGTTGATCTAGTTGTCTTTGCGTTAGGCACTGCAGAACGTATGGGATTTTCGGAAATATATGAAGATGCATTCAAACGTGTGATGCATTCTAATATGACGAAAACCCTAGGCGCCAATAATAAGAGAGGATCTTTTAAGATCGATCTTGTTAAAGGTGATGACTTTAAACCCGCAGATTTATCAGACTTAGTGGAGTGGATACAATGAGAATACAAGAAACCCTGGATTTCATGCTTGGCCGCAAAGATACAAGCAACACGTCACCTAAGTCGGTATTTCGTGACATAGGCAGAACTAAGGGCGAAAAACTTACACGAGAACAGTGTGAGCGCGCAACCATTGCTATTGCTTTTGCATTATCAGAATTGAGACGTGCAGAAGATGAAAAGTAATATTCAAAGCACTGTTGAACAACGTGGAAATAAATACGGCAGCATCGAAGATAACTCGATCATGACGCAAGCTTTGATGGATGTTGTAACATCTAATACCTTTAAGGGTAAGCTGAGCGATGTTCATAAAGAATGCTTGCATATGATATTCCACAAAATATCGCGTATGTGCATTGGCGATCCTTATTATGCAGATAATGCGCATGATATTGCTGGTTATGCAACTTTGCTGGAGCAATATATCGAAAGCCGTGAAGATGAGTAATCTTTGCAAAAACAACGTGGCGGACATTAGAAAGGCTTTTGTCCGCCTGTATCAGGACAAGCAGTTTTGCGAAAATGGCACCATAGAGATTACAGGAGCATCATTTATTGCAGATGAAGATGCAATATTTGGCACTCCCAATCTTGAATATATTGATCGTGAATTGGCTTGGTATAAATCACAGGATCTAAGCATATCAGGCTTGGAGCCTAATATTCCTTCAATATGGAAGCAAGTGGCTAGCAAGAAGGGTTTTATTAATAGCAATTATGGTTGGTGCATTTATAGCGAAGAAAATAA